TTTTGTGGAACTCCATGTTCATGACCTTTCATGATTTTCCATGTAACTGAATATCCTATCTTCTCAAAATCTACAATCATCTTGTTCAGATGGTCTCTTGCATAATCCATTGATAGACCTTTTACATTTTCACATACGATAACTTTAGGCATTACTTCTTCTGCAATCCTAATCATTTCCCATGTAAGGTCTTCGATGTTTGTTTGTTTCATTCCATATGCAACCTTTTCCTTGTTCCACCCTTCTCTTTTAGAACCAGCCATAGAGAAAGGTGGACAAGGTGGTGAACCATCCNNCCATAATGTCTAGTTCACCTTTTTGTAAACCAGTCATTTCTAAAATGTCTTTACCTGTAACTTCTTTAATATCTTTACACTCATGAACTGTATTAGGAAAGTTTGCAAGGTAAGTATCAACATGAATCTGTTGGAACTCATTCATATACTTTACATCACCACCAGCAAGTTTATATGCACAAGAACTTCCACCACCACCAGCAAAGAAGGTAATGTAATCAAACTCTTTTCTTGCAGAGTTCTTGTATAAATCATCTAGTGTGTATTGAAAGTATTTCATCTATCCTCTACCCATAAATCTGGAAATGGTATTGCTTGATACATCCTACCATCTAAACTCCAATCATATTGTGTTTCTGTTTCTCCAAAGTAAATAGACTCTGGAAAAATATCGAATGCAACTGTAACTCTTGGTTTGTCTCCAAGCCATGGAGAAGATGCATGTTCGAATCCACTTGCAGAGTATATTAACATATCATCATAATCTTTATGCACCACCCATTCACTCTCTGGTTGTTTTGGCCCTATTCTATAAGTTGTTGTAGATGGTTCTACATTTGCACAATAAAAACCATGATAGATATGTGGATGCATTTCTTCAATGTGTTTATGAAATGGTATATGGTCATATCCTTTATCATTTTCTTTTTTACGATATACATTAAACCATCCATGTATGTAATAAGATTCTTCTGCTTCTCTTACTTGAGGATTATCATAGAACATTCTATTCAATGTCCAGTAGATATCTGCAAAAGGTCTTAACCCAAATGTAAATGGATTATATGTATAAAAATCTTGTGTATGTTTTGTGTCATATTCATGTTGGTGTTCATGTTCCATTTCAGACATGTCTACACCATCTTTAGATGCACGAACATATGCACGAAGATTATCACTGAATTGATTTGGTGTTGAAGTACCATCTTCATCATGTGCAAAGAAAGGATGGTCTTCGTGTTTAATGCACCAATCAGTTATAAACTCATGGTCTATTCCACAATCTTTCTTTATAAAAAAATCAGAACTCTTTAGTTCCACTTCTATCCTCGTATTCTAAACAGACAATTACTTTGTCGTTTTTTCTAGTTCCATTTCGATACAGATGGTCATACATTGTGTCTGCACCAGTTCTAATCCCAGTTTTGTATCCATGCCAGTATGCAACTCCAACTACAATCGATACCATAATATATAGGGCAATACTTATATCCATTTTTCTACACCCATTGGTTTTACTTCTTTATTAAATTCTGTAATTCTATATCCATTTAAATCAAATCGTTGTAAATCTTTTTCTGTAATATCAATAGAACCTTTCTCTGGACTACTTGGCATAACTCTTATGCACTTATCACTACTTGGTACTTTGTATAATCTATATTCATGTGGAAATATAAGATACAAGAAATACCAATCTGGATTATCACTTTCAGATGCACCACCTGTAAACTTTGTTCTTTTCTCTGCACGAGTTAAAGTTTTAATATCTGCTTTTAATTCTTTTATATCTAATCCAGTTGGGTCTGACTTGATTCCGAATTGTTCTTCGAACATCATTTCACCCCATCTTCCTATATCAGAACCACTCATCTTTTTAAACACTCCAAAAGAGTATTCATCTATTAGGTCTAAAATATAATTATCTAAATTAGGCCAATCGTTTCCTATTAAAGTTTTAGATTGGTTTTTAGGATTTATACTTTTAGTCTTGAAAAGTTTCTCTAATATAAGTCTAGATTGAGTATCCATTTATTTCCATCTACATTCCATCATTAGTTCAGTTAAACATGCAACTGTATTGACTTCTTGGTCAACTACAAATGCAGACTTGTAACTATAGTCTGCAATAATGATAACTGCTTGTGGAATACTTTGTGGTTCTAGAACCTCATAAAGTTTATCATAAATGTTTCTGAATAATCTCACTGGGTCATTATCAACATTTTGTGCAATCCATTTTCTCATATCAGTGAATCGTTTTGTTTTGATATGACCTAGTAGTTCATTGATACTTTCATCTGCAATGTTAGATAGAATACCTACATCGATACTACCACTTACTGCATATCTTTGGAGTTCATTGATAGTTCTACGAAAGTCTGGGAAATGTTTCATTACCAATTCTTGTAAAACTTCTGTATTAAATTTAACACCTTCCTCAGTAAGAATAGTCATGAGTCTTGCCATGAATACAGATGCAAGTCTTGGTCTTTCACTTGGTGGTATTTTGAAATCAATAACAGTACATCTTGAATGTAAAGGTTCAATCAATCTGTTTTTGTAATTACATGTAAAGATGAATCTACAATTTTTATGAAACTCTTCTATGAATCCACGAAGTGCTGGTTGAGTTGATTGTGCATTTAGATAGTCTGCCTCATCAAGGATTACTACCTTGTTACCACCACCCAGTGAAACTGTAGATGCAAAGTTTTTGATTTTAGTTCTAAGAACATCGATTCCAGATTCTTCTGAACCATTGATTAAGATATAATCACAACCATGCATTTCACATAATGCTTTTGCAATAGTTGTTTTACCAGTACCAGCAGTACCAGTAAGAATCATGTTTGGTATTTCATCTTTGATATCAAAGAATGTTTTCTTGATATCTGCTGGAAGGACACAATCCTCTATATTTTTAGGTCTATACTTTTCTACCCATAAAAATTCATCACTCATATATTCACCACTTCATTATAAATCGAGAGTTCATAATCCCACCATCATGAACCGAGTCAATCCCCAAGAGAGAGAACAGATTGACACCCTTGAATACCAATGTCTGATATCTACAAAAGTATTTATTAAGAACCAAAGGTTGAATCTGGTTCTAATGCAATAAAATACTCAAGTCCTTTGTTTTTTGCAACAAAATGTGAAAGACCTTTTGAAGATACATAAACTGTATATTCATCCTTCACGACTTTGATGTTTTCCATCTTAAAGTTCATTGAGTAAGTTTGCCCATCACCATCCATGATAACTTCACTAAAGTTATTGGTGGTTGGATTCTTTTTATCTCTAACAGTCAATGTAACAACTGTTCCATTACTTTCCAATACCAAGTCTGGAAGAGATAATACTGAACTTGCTTTCTGTAATTTAGATAACAACTCAGTTGATATATCAAACACAATCTCTGGGTTAGGCATTGTGATATCTTTCTCTGGTGGTGCAATAATCATTGATGATTCTGCATAGTTATATGTTGCACTTGCACCATTACCACTGATGTTCACTGAGTTTTCACCAAACTCAAATTCTGCATCATTACCCAACAACGAAATCGTTGCAAGAAACTCTGGTAAATCATAAACAGAAAACTCACTTGTAAAGTTGTCTTCTACTGTTGCTTTACCAAAGATATTTTTCATAGGAGAAATCGTTTTGATTTCATTACCTACATTTACTGTAATACCATTATTGATACTACTAAAGTTCTGTAGAACTTCAAGTGTACTTCCACTTATTTTCATAATATACCTCTATTATTAACTCTCATTCTTGTCCACTGTATCATGCACATAGAGAGCCATTAGTGCATAGTGTAAAACTTTCATCAAGTCTGCACGATTGTATCCATTCTTTTTACCATACCTTTGTGCATACTTTAAGATGTTACCCATGCAGAAACCTTCTCCATGACCACCATCTATAATAAATTCTGTTGCTTGATATTTGTTTTGTGA